TAATAATAATTTTGCTAACCTGTTTACATTAACCGGAAGCAATACTGAATTAGTTGAAATAGTAGATCCATTTAATGGAACCACTGAAACTTCAACTGGTAATACAAATACGCTTAACATCGGTAATGTTTACATTACTAACACATTTGATAGTACATCAAGTCTTACTATTATCCCTAAAAAGCCACTAAGTGTTCCTACTCCACCTGAGTTATCAACCGGACCATATGGTGACCAAGAATATATTAATATTGGTGCTACAGCAAATGACGGTAATGGTGATCCATTACGTGTAGCTTTTAATAAGATTAATAATAACTTCAGTAACTTATTCCTTACTACTACTCTTATTTCCACATCCTACACTGTAGGAATCACATCAAACCAAGTCATATTTGAAATACCTACATCACGCTTTTATCAGGGACAATTTCAAATTCGTTCAAGTGATCCGGGAACTCCTGACATGCAGGATATTACACTTAGCTCCTCTATTACTAATAATTTAGCTGGAGTTAGATTTAGCGGACATTCAACACTATTCCAGGGTAGTCCTATTTGTCGTTATGACATGGATGTATCAGGCGGCAATGTTAGAGTATTAATTAATCCAATGGTAGATAGTGTACTAGAACATTTTATATCAGCGGTAGTTACTTATCCAAACGTAGTCCCTACACCCGGTGATGAGATAGCATTGGATGGATATGCTAGTGGATACTTGTTAGGTACTGAAACTGATTTGATATTAACAACGGAATCAGCATGAGAGCAAAAGAATTTATTACCGAAACAGCATTGAATAAAGTTCACGATGGTTTGGACGTAGCAGCCATGTCTCTCCCTAATACATATGTTATTCCAGAATTAAAGAACAGTGACTTCTATGATTTATACCGTTTTGGTGTAGCGATTGCCGCAGTAAGAGGTGAAGGTGGTACTGATGATGGTGTACAAAATAGTTACAAGCCTGATTTTAGAGCAGAAAGCAGTTGGGGTGAGCATCAAGTAGTATCCTCAGAGTTTGACAAAGACATTGGTAAAACTATTGACCAAGCATTGCATAAAGTTGGAAAATCCGGCAAGAAATCAGTAAGTACTCCTGGAAGTGATGAGATGGATGATACGTTAACTCAGTCTCCTATTAAAGGATTCAAAGGATATAAAAGATGAGAGCAAACGAATTTGTATCCGAATCTAAAATCGGCAAAATAGGAAATAGAAAACAAATGGCCACAAAAGGTCTACATAAGTTCCGTGATGAAAATTGTGCTGACCGTACATATGAGTTGAATAGAATTATGATGGCAGTAGCTGTTACCGATGGTACATTTGTACCAGATATTGACGGCGAGAGTTGGGCCGGAAGATATAATATTGCAGTACCCTACACCCAAGAAGAACAAGATATGTTAATGATGGCATATAAAGCGGCAGGATCTGAATATCACGATTTAAATAAGGGTGACTTAAAAAGCAAAGAATTAGATAGTACAAATATTAAAAGTACTGTTAAACCCTTTAAGGGCTATAAAAGAAAATAATTTGAGCCATGTCAATCAGAATAAGTAATTATATCAAATTACAGGATTCTAAATGATTGATATCAATAACACGCTAGATTTACTCAAATTAAAGTTTTACAACGAATGGCTTTATACAGCCCATATATATGAAGAAGGAGATAGTCAGTTTCATAAACAACTTACTTCTCAAGTAGTAAATCAATATATTGACCCACTAAATATTCCAAAGGATGCTAAAATCTTAGATTTAGGATGCGGCCCTGGCTATTTCTTAGATGAGATGAAGGAACGAGGTTACACTGATGTAATCGGAGTTACATTAAGTCCAGGTGATATCAAAATATGTGAAGCTAAAGGTCATACTATAAAAACATATGACTTGAGTTTCTTACCACAAAAAGATGGTTATTTTGATGAAAGTGTAGATTTTATCTTTTTACGTCATTCACTAGAACATAGTCCATATCCTATCTTTAGTTTAATGGAATACAATCGTATATTGAAGCAAGGCGGTAAGATTTATATTGAAGTTCCTGCACCCGATACTCAGCGTAAACACGAATGGAATCTAAACCATTATAGTATTTTAGGTGAACAACAATTGGCTGCATTATTAGATCGTACAGGTTTTGCAGTTAATAAATTTGATAACTTTGAATTTGATTTAAATGCTCCCAATCCAGCAGATGCTGATAAGCCATTAGAAATGAAAGAAAAATACTATTGTGTAGTTGCTACTAAGCAACGACCATTGGATATCAAGTAAACTCAAGCACTCTTAGGAGTGCTTTTTTAATACCATTATTAAATTGCTCATATAAATACTTGTTATGAGTAATACACCATCATTAGTAAAGAATCCTTATACCAAAACAGTTTTCAAAACTGATAAAGAACTACAGGATTTTATTAAATGTTGTGATCCGGATACAGGTTATCTATATTTTATGGATAACTTCTTTATGATACAACACCCTACTAAAGGTAGTATGGTATATCACCCCTGGGCTTATCAAAAACGATTGATTGAAACATATCATAACTATCGTTATTCAATCAGTTTAATGCCAAGACAATCAGGTAAATCCACCTCGGCAGCAGGATACTTGTTGTGGTATGCCATGTTTGTGCCAGACAGTACTATCTTAGTTGCGGCACACAAATATACAGGTGCTCAGGAGATTATGCAACGTATCCGTTATGCATATGAAAACTGCCCCGATCACATTAAAGCAGGTGTAACAACATACAACAAGGGCTCATTAGATTTTGAGAACGGTAGTCGTATTGTATCAGCAACAACTACTGAAAATACTGGTCGTGGTATGTCTATTACACTATTATACTTAGATGAGTTTGCATTCGTCAGACCAAGTATTGCTAAAGAATTTTGGACAGCTATTACACCAACACTATCTACTGGTGGTAAAGCAATTATCACAAGTACTCCAAACAGTGACGAGGATCAATTTGCGTTCATCTGGAAAGGTGCCAACAAGACTGAAGATGAGTTTGGTAACACCACAGAAATAGGTGTTAATGGCTTCAGAGCATATAGAGCGCATTGGAATGAACAACCAGGACGAGACCAAAAATGGGCTGATGAAATGAAAGCACAGCTTGGTGAGGATCGTTTCAACCGAGAGATTGGTTGTGAGTTCATTATTGCTGATGAAACACTAATCAATCCAAACACATTATTAATGATGGAAGGCATAGAACCTGTTAGTCGTATAGGACAAGTTCGTTGGTATGAGAAGCCAAAAAAGGGTAATATCTATTGTATAGGATTAGACCCGAGTCTCGGTACAGGTGGTGACCCGTCGGCTATTCAAATCTTTGAGGCAAATACTACTACTCAAGTTGGTGAATGGAAACACAATAAAACTGATATCCCTAGTCAAATTAAACTATTAGCACAAATTGCCAAATATATAGCAGAATGTACGAATGAACCCAATAACATCTATTACAGTATTGAATGTAATGGAATAGGAGAAGCCGCTATCATATCATTAAATGAATACGGGGAATCTAATATCCCGGGTATTTTTATCAGTGAAGCAGGTAAGGGTCGTAGAGGATTTAATACAACCAATAAAAGCAAACTAGCAAGTTGTGCTAAGTTTAAAACATTAGTTGAAAATAAAAAAATGACCGTAAATAGTCGTAGTCTTATAAGTGAATTAAAAGCATTTGTAGCACACGGTGGCAGTTATGCCGCTAAAATTGGTGACACGGATGATTTGATTATGGCTAGTCTATTAGTCACCCGAATGTTACAGCATTTAAGTGATTATCATGTGAATTTAGAGACACAGATTCGTGACCACGATGAGTATATAGCTCCGTTGCCCTTCTTTGCGGTCATAAGCTAAGAGGTAAAAGATAAATACAATATGGCTAAAAATCAAGAATCAATCAACCGCTCATTATTTGAGCTATTACGTAGTAGAGGGTATGCCCCGACACTATTGGATACTTCTGGTAAGGAAATTCCAGTTCCAGAAGAAGCAGAAGTCTTTCAGTTTAAGTTTACAAAAGACGGTGAAGAATACGGCACAGTAACAGCATCTATTGACGGATTACATAAATTAGTAATTTATTTTGGTGATGATGTTGCTAATAGTGAAAAAGAAGATAACGGCGGAGATGATTCATGGTACAAACTATTAAATCATCTAAAGCGTTTTGCACAACAACATCAGTTGAGTTTTGAAGTTAAAAACAGAGACCATTTAAAATATGATATGGCAAAAAGGGAACATATGAAAAAGCAAGAAAAAATATCAGAAGGCTACTATCCAATGGGTAAGAAAGCTAGTTATAATGACAATATCCCAACAGTTAAGATTGTTATTGAACATACTCGTCAAATTGAAGAAGGTGAACAACGTTATCGTAATGTAAATCGTATCTTCTTAGAGAATACCCAAGGTGAAAGAATTCTTGCCCCTACAACTAAGCCCGGTGTTGCTCAAATATATGCCCGTCATTTAGCTGAAGGTGGGATGCCACACGATGACCGTTGGAATCATATTATTAGTCTATGTGAAGAATATAACAAGATGGGCGCATTTGTTCGTGCTACACGTAACAACCAATTCAATGAATCTGCACAACAATTAGTTAATGAAGGTATTAGTCATTATCAAAGTTTAAGAGAATCATTAAGCAAGATGCGAGGCGCACGTGGTTACAATGCGTACTTTGAATCATATACTCCTCCATTAATGGAAGATGAAACAGAAGAAAACAATTTGAATGAATTATTTGTACAAGAAACATTAGACCCACGTATTGAAAGTGTAATGCCAATATTGAACAAGCTACATAAGAAAGTAGCTGAGATGAAAGAAGTAGATGAGTTAAGCGAATGGGCTGACAATCTAATTGAATCTGATTTAGATGAAGGTGACGGGGGTCAAGAGGCTCTTAATCCTTCAGGAATCCCCGAAGAAGATGAGTTAGATGAGGGTATTTTAGATACTGTTAAGAATGTTGGAAGTAAAGTATTTGACAAATTAGGTGGCGGTAGTGAAGAAGACCTAATTAGAGACTTACAAAAGGCTGCCGGGTTGTCAC